AGGTGAGGCTGGTAAAGTTAAAGTAAGCGTAGCTGTTAATACATATAACGTATTAGCTACAGCGGTCGTATTGCTGGAAATAACAGAAACTGAATAGCTTGTACTTACATTAGAGGCTAATGTAATATTTGTTCCTGAAGGAGTTACTGTTATATTATTACCACCAACAATATTTAAGCTACCCGTAAGCGAATTAATACTATTTACTGGACTTGATGTGACATTAGCTACAACACCAGATGTTATAACCTCTATTGTATACCCACTAAGTGGTGCGGTTGTAAATGTTAATGTTGTACCAGATATGCTATACGTACTCTTTTCTTGATAAACACCTTGAATAAATACAAATGAGCTATCTTCATTTACTTCTTGTGTTAAAGTAAAGTCTGTTTGCGATCCTGTTCCTGTAAACTGATTTGATGCTAATGACGTATATTCTGCCGCATCAAAATGTACAACCTCTATAGC